CGAAATAGCCAGCGCGTTGAGCAAGGCTTTGAGCGCCTTTACAAAAAGCACTACGCCGGCCAGAGCGAACCGGCCTAACTACACAGGAGGAAGTCATGCGTTTCAGAAAACCAAATTGGGATCGGATCAAGTTTGAATTTTTCATGGCCATCACGCCGCGCATGGTCAAGGATCATTTTCAAAAGCAGATCAATAAATCAAAAAAAGAAGTGCTGCCGAAGATCAGCCATCAACCGGATGCTGATCTGATTCGCAATGCTGAAATCATGCTGTCAAAAAATATCCAACTCAAAAGAAAATGGGATGAATCTTCTGAAGTATTAATTGCCTTTGTTCTTCACCTCCAAGAACTGTCTCTAAAATTTTATGCCACAGAAAATGGAGATTCAATAAAATGCGCAAACTGTGGTCGCTGTGTTCATAAGGCAATTAAAATTAATTCCAACAAGCTGTTTTGTAGTCTTTGCTTCGTCTGCACAAGAGCTTGTGATAATATTGATCAATTAGATTGGGAACACATGGGAGGTCTTAAAATTCATGATATGTGCGGTTCTCAAGTTTCAGAATTTTACAAAATCAATCGCCGCGCCGCTTAACCGATTTTCAAGCACAGGAGGCAGTCATGCCAAGGGAATTTGAAGTTAACAGAAACGAAAGTATCGTCTTAAGCTGGCCAATTCAACATATGCCGAGAATGTTAATTGACGGAAAGATATACGTTCCACGTGAAGTACAAAAAGTTGAATTCTTTGCCAGAGTTGATAAAGTCAATGATGGAATTTTTCTGAATTTGCAATCTAATCTCCTTGTTGAAACGGACTCTCATCATCGAACGGCCACGGATTCCACGCTTGCCAGTCCACCGCCGAATAAACCATCGCTGCCTGAGACAACATCAGCCGCGATGGATAGTTGTCAGCAAGATCGATGCTCGACGCCACGCTCATCACAATTTCCGCCCAATCCAGAAAGATCAGCGCCCGCAGCACAAAAAATTCCCGTTCGGGAGCGGACATTTGTTTTAAAGTGCGCTTCTGCTGCCGAGTATCACTCTCTACAAAACGCGCAAGTAATGTGGCGTTGTCGTCAGCGCACATCCAAGTTACCACGCCGTCAACCTGTAACCGCGCGCACATCGTTCGCAGCTCGTCTATCTCTTTGGGTTTCAAAACGTGCAGCAAGAATTCGCGAATTTTTCCGCACTCATCAACCGAGTTCGGATACAACTCATCAAGAGACATTCTAATTCAACCAGCACAAGAGGAAGCACATGCACAAACTACTTTTCAGAATCTTGTTCGCGCTCACGCCGGCGCCGGTGAAGAGCTACTATGCCACACAGATCGCGCATCTGAAACAGCGCATCGATCACTTCGAGATGACCCTCGAACAATTCGAAACCGGTGAAGGCTACAAAGTCTTCGCGCGTGATCAAAAAGAGCTTCTCGCTTTAACTCGGAGGCAAATGGCCATGCGCCGCGTTCGCCAACATTCCAGCATCCAAACTCAGCCGCGCTTCCATCTGCCGTTCGTCGCGAGACTCTTTCGCACCATCAGCAAGTGGCTGGCGCGTTGGGCCAAGTCGCTCGATCAATCTGCCAACGCCGGCAAAGAGATCAAAGAGAATGGCAGACCGCAGCTCAAACTTGAGTTGGAGAAGTAGCGCACCCCGCTCCGCTTCATTTTAATTCTATGGCAGCGGGGCGGAGACATTCATGTTGCGATTGAAACCGACACCGGCAATTTGCCAATTTTGATCATTAACTGCAATGAAAAATTTACTTCGCCTTTTTAACATCTTTGGGCTTGCAGCCTCGGTCATCTTCTCCACGGAGGGAGATATGAACCCGACTACAAACCGCATTGCCGCCGTCTCGCAAACGATCCACGGCTATCAGCCCGGCATCAAGCAGCTCGCCGATCTCTGCTCGTGTAGCAGCAACCTGTTATATCGCGCCTCGCTGCTTGGCGCTTCGGGCTGTGATCTCGGCTTCGCCAAAGTCGAGCGCCTCATCGACGTGACGCGCGACTTCACCGTAATCGATTATCTCAATAACCGTTTCGGTTTTTTCAAAGCGCGTCCGCCGAGAGTCCCAGTGAACAAGATGTCCGAAGCCGACGCGCTGAATCATTTTCAAAATGTCTCTCTCGCCGCGCTGCAAACGCTGCGGGAATTTTTCTTCACCCCCTCGGTAAAGAACCGCCACGCCGCCGACCGCAGCCTGACCGAATGCCTCGCCACCGTCGAGTCGATCAGGAAAAGAGTTCGCGGGAAGAATTTTAATCAGTTGGAAATGGAGGTCTAAGATGGAAACAAAAGATACTTTCGCAATGATCGAGCTTATGGGTCACCAGCAAATCGTCGGTCGCATCAGTCAAGTTGTAATCGCAGGAAAAGGATTCATCCGCGTTGGAGTTATGAATGCCGATCAAACGACTGCATTCACTCGTGACATCAATCCTGATTCTATTTATGCGATCAATCCAATCAGCTTTGAAGCTGCATTACTGCACGCCAAGCAAGTCACGCAGCAACCGATCGTTCCCTATGATATTTCACCGATGCTCTTAAAGCAACTTGCCGCGAAAAATTCTTCATTTGAAGATGTGGATGAAGTTGGAGAAACCGGAGAAGTTTTTTAGTCAACTGCTCACTGACCAACAACAACTGACGACCAACAATGAACATCTACCTCAGCATCCTCATCATCTTCCTCCTCCGCGTCTTCGGCGCGATAGTCGATGCCAACTCGCTCCGTCCCGACGGCGTCGGCTGGTGGCCATGGCACGAATTGAATTGGATGCGTCGTGACATCGTCATCGTAATCATGTACATAGAGCAGGCGGTTCTCTACATCCGCCGCCAAAACAGTTTCACAAAAAGTTTCGACCGCAGATTCTACGCTGTGCTCTTCTTCATTCCGTTCATCGGCGTGAACTATTTGCTGCACCAAATCTTCTACAACCTCGGGATCTGGCTCCAGCCCTATCTAGACTGGGGTTTCTAATCCTGTTCATAACCAGTCGGTGACAAACTGTAACCGACTGAAAAAAGGAGTTCAATATGGCTTTGTGCATGCACCTCGAAAAGAACAAATCTGTTTTCCTTCACACCTCAAAGGGAGAGAAAATTAAAGTGAAAAATTATGGTAGCAATAACGCGCTGCTCAGAATCGACGCGCCGGAAACCATCGCCGTGCTTCGCGAGGATCTCACGGATGATCAGCGCAAGCGTTATCTCGACCGCAGCCTCAGGGCTCTTCGCTGCTCGCTCGTCGCCCTTCTCTTTTCGCTCTTCGCATTCTGCGCGGTCGCTGAGCGTGTCGAAGCGCAAACGCTCACCCTCACCTCCCCCAACGGCGGCGAAACCTGGCCCGCCGGTGAAAGCCGCGACGTGCGCTGGACATCGACCGGCACCTTCGCCAACGTCCGCATTGAAATCAGTGTCGATGGCGGCGCGACATTTCCAACCGTGCTGGCCAGCGGCACCGCCAACGACGGCAGCAAGGGCGTCACCATTCCGAACACGCCATCGACGAACTGCCGGGTAAGAATCACCGGCTCGACAGGCTCGCCGACCGATATAAGCAATAATAATTTCACGATTACCGGAACTACAACCCCACCGCCGGCGGTGCGCGATTCGCTGTGGCTGATCGCTCCGAACGGCGGAGAAAAATTAGAAGCCGGAACGCAAGCCAATATCACCTTCGGAAAGCAAGGCAGCCTCGGCAGTGTTCGCCTCGAGTTTTCCGACGACAATGGTTTCAGTTGGCAATTTGTCGGCATCACGCCAAATCAAAACTTCGTTTGGACCGTTCCGCAATTCATTTCACCGGTATGCGCACTGCGCATCTCAGATGCAAATGACGGCATTCCGTCAGATTACAGTGATCGCGTTTTCAGTATCGTCGCGCCAGTGCAGCGTGGAAAGCTCATCGTGATCTGGAATCCAAACATCGAAGCAGATCTCGCCGGCTACTGGGTCTATTTCGGAACCAAGCCGCGCGCCGAAGAAAATTATTCATCGGCATTTTTCACCAGCGACACCACTTTCACCATCGACAATCTTTTACCGGCGAGCTACTTCATCGCCGTCACTGCCATCGACAATTCCGGCAACGAAAGCGGCTTCAGCAAAGAAGTTTCAGCCATGATCGAACCCGAAGCAACCGACACTATGCCGCCGCAAGTTCCCGCTGGCGTCAACGTCAGAAAAGAATAGTGGCGCGACATTCATGTCGCGATAACCTATGAACTCAAGACAACTTCTCTTCGCCGCCATCATCGTCTTCATCGTCATACTCTTCGCGCCTATCGAAGAAGACATGCACGACACCCGCGAGCCGATTTACATCGCCTCGCCCATCACCATCACGGTGAGCCGATGACGCAAGTCAAAGAATTATTCGAAGGCGAAGGCCCGACGCTGATGGACGGAAAATATTTTTCCTGCGACGGTTGTTTCTTCCACAACCCGACGCCAAAGCAAAAAGACGGGGCGGTCTATCAAGTCAGCTTCTGCTCATTCCACCGCGTCATGGGAAACCGTAGAAGCGACGCTTACATCGGCAGACAAAGCACGACACCCGATTGGTGCCCGATTCTAAAAGACCTCGAAGACTGAATTCGACTATGCCAGACATCATTGCACAAGCAACTCATCTGATCGAACAAGCAACATCCAGCATCGAGCCTCCAGCCTCGAGCGACGGCTTCATCGACCCGGACAAAACCATTTTGTCGGAGTCGACAAAATGGTATGTCTCAAAAGAACGCGCTGCCAAACTCTGCGCCTACTCAAACGCCGATGCGATTCACAATAAAGCCCGTCGAGAAAACTGGCAAGCCCAAGAACGCCAGGTGCAGGGCGGCCTCAAAAAATTCTACGCCGTCGAATCGTTGCCCACGACGGCGCAGATAATCTTTCACAAAGAACTTAATTCAAAGCTGGCTCCGCAAGACGACGGCGCCGGAACCAATAGGTACCAGCGCGCCAGCGAAAAAATGCGCGCCCGCGCCAAGCGTCGCATGGAAGTCTTGAAGTGCTGGCGTGATTATCTGAAAACCACCGCGCGGAAAAATAGAACGAAGGCTACAAAAGACTTCGTCGCTCTGTGGAACGTCACGCATCCCGATCATAAAATCAGTCGCGCCCAGCTCTACCGTTACGACGCCGCAGAAAAATATGACGGCATCAGCGGCCTGATCGACGACTATCCGCGCAAGGCAAACAACACGGCGCCGTGGAGTGAAGAAGCCCGCGCCTATCTCGAAAGCCTCTTCCTCGACGAATCGCAACGCGGCATCAAAAGCTGCTATCAAAATATGAAGTTCGTGGCGAGGCAACCAAGCAACAACTGGACGATCCCGCATTATTCAACCTGCCGCCGCCATCTGCTCAAACTCTCGCGCGATGTGGTCACCTACTTGCGCCAAGGCAGCAAAGCGTTTCACGACAAAGCCTTCCCCTCCATCCAGCGCGATCCGAACTCCATCGAGGTCGGCCAAGTCTATGTCGCCGACGACCGCCTCGCCGATGTGAGCTTCGGAAAAGGCCAGCAAGGCGACCGCATTTGGACAACGGTTTGGATGGACATGCGATCGCGCAAAGTGATGAGCGTCGTCTTCACCTACAAAGGTAACAACACCCAGGCCGTGCTCGACGGATTCTATCAAGCGGCGCAAGAGCACATCCCCGTCGAAGTTTATTTCGACAACGGCGGAAATTATCGCGAAGCCGGCTATGTCACCAAAGAGCAAGAAACCGACCTGCCAAAGCATCTTCAAGCGCCGTTTAATCAGCTCTTCGGCGCCGATAAAATCCACTGGGCGCACCCGGGAAACGCCCGCGCTAAAGTCGTCGAGCGCGCCTTTTTAGAAATGGCGCGGATCCATGACAAAAACTCTCCCGGCTACACCGGCATGAATGTGCTGAAGCGTCCAGAAGGCTGGTATCTCGAACGCGCCAACGGAAATTTTCTCTCTGCTGAACAGATCTGCAAAAACCTCCGCACCTACTTTTTCGAAATCTGGAATAACTGGGGGCCGGAAGGCAAACAGTCACCCAACGAAATATGGGCCGAGCATTTCTCCACCCACAACTACAAACGCGCCGAGGCAGAATATCTTCGCAACCTGTTGTTGCGCACCTATCCGAAGCCGATCAAGTTGCGCGCTCGCGGCGTGCAGTTTGGAAAAATGTGCAACGGCGAATGCGCCGACCGCGGCAAGAAGTGCAAGTGCCTGCCGCGCTTCTATTGGGACGACTCGATCCAGCTTCTCACCGGCGGCATCAAAGAAGTCTTGGTGAAATATTCAGACTTCGAGCCGCAGCACATTTGGATTTATAAAAAAGACGGAACGCCGATCGGCGAAGTGCCTGAATATTTTGCAAACAAAACGCCATCGCTGCGCGCCGGAAAACAAGTCGGCGAGTATCAGGAAAAAAAGAAGCATCGCATTAAAGAAATCAAAGCCTACAATGCGCAGCTCGAGGACATCCATCAAATGAACCTCGAAGATCCCGAGGCCTTGATGCAGCGCGCCGACATCAAACCCGCGCCAGAGCCGGCCATCGATTTCACCACCGGCGAAGTCATAGAAAAAGTCGAAGCGTTCAAACCGGCGTCCGGTGAGCCTTGCCCTGAGCATGGTCGAAGGGCTGTCGAGCTGCCGCCGACAACGCAAGAGCTGCGCAAGCGCTGTAAGAAAATAAAAAAGAGCATCGAGCACGTCGATGATCTGCTCTCGAAACTGCCGATGCCAAACAATCAATCACCCGATGCCGTCTGGAGAGAATTAGAAGGCATCATCTAACGTGGCGCAACATTCATGTCGCGATGACTATGCCAAAAAGATTTCAATTCAAACCTCGCCCGTCAACCTCGGGACGAAAACGCGGTGGCCACAAAAACCATCATTGGGGAACGATCAAATCATGCTTTGGAAAACACGGCACCAGTGACCGCCTGCTCTATCTCGCCGCCTTCGGATGTGACGAAGTCTCCGGAGTCACCATTAGCTACATGGAAGCACTCGAAAAACTCTGTGGAACAACCAACCATCTCGCACTGGAGGAATAACATCATGAAAGTTGACATCACAACCTACGGCGGCGTCAGCACGGCCACCGTCAACGGCTTCGCCAGCGTTTCAAACCATTGGCCGCTCGCCCTCGCCGGCGCAACCCTGAAATACTGGCGTTCGATCATCGCCAAGCGCTTTCATTTTTTCTTTTTACTCTTTGCGCTCTGCGCTATGCCCTCCGCCCTAAGCGCCCAAGAGCTGACTATCGCCTACAGCAAAACCGGCATCGACACCCTTTTCAAAACCTCGCACCTCGGCGAAGAGATAAAAGTCGATACGCTCTATTTCTTCGCCCCGGCCACCTGGATCGATCCGCAAATCTTCCATCCGATCCGCGAGCATTATTTTTCCGTCGCCAACATCGAAGCCCTGCAAGATCGCATCAACACCCTCGAATCCGGTTGGAAAAACGGTATGCTCTACCTCGAACTGACCAAAGCGCACGATGCAAAAGTCGATAGCCTGAGACGTTATATCTCGCATCTCGAATCACGCATCACGGATTACGAATTACGCATCACGCATCAATCCAACAATCCATCAATCCAATAATCCGGAAGGCAACCGGCACAGGAGAAACCACCATGAGCACCTACATATACATCGATCATCTGAAAACGATGATCTCGAAAAGCAGCCAGCGCGCTTTGGCGAAAGCCATCGGTATCAATCAAGGAATTTTGAGTTCATACTTGAATGGTAATTACGCTGGCGATTTGAACAAGGCAAACGAAAAAATCAAGAGCTACATCGAGCGCGAAGCCGAGCGCGGCGACAACTGGACGGATGTCATCATCCAAACCGAAACGCTCGAAACCATCAACAAGACCATCAAGCTCATTCACAACATGCGCAAGATCGGCGTCATCTACGGCCCCGCCGGCCTCGGCAAAACCGAGAGCGCCAAGCACTACGTGAAAAAGAATCCAGGAGCATATCTGGCCACCGCAAGGCCGGTGTACAAAAGCGTTGCTGGCGTCATCAATTTGCTCTACGAAACAATCTGCAAGGAAATCAAGAATCTCTCACCGCGCCACGCCAGCGCCACGCTCATCGACCGCCTCAAAGGCTCTGACGCCATCGTCGTCATCGATGACGCCCACGAGCTGACCAATGACGCCCTCGAAGAAGTCAGGGCCATTCACGACGCGAGTCAGTGCGCTTTCGTGCTCATCGGCACCGAAGAAATATTGAACCGCCTGCATGATCGCCGTACTGGAAAAATCCTTGCACAAATGTCCAGCCGCATCCCGGTGCGCCGCATGTTCTCGCTGGAGCCGTCAAGAAAAGACCTCCGCGCCGTCTGCGAAGCCTACGGGGTGAACGACAAAGAAGTCATCGACCGGCTCTCGTCGAAGGGAAAACGCGGCGGCATCCGACTCGCCGTGCACCAAGTCAAGATCGCCCGTTTCTTGTCACAAGGAAAACGAGTCGATCTCAAGCATCTCATCGACGCCGAAATCGTCAGCGGCGAACACATGATCGAGGCGAGCAATGCTTAACTCAAAACAACTCTCGCTCATTCACGTCGCCAAGTCTCAGCTTGGCCTCGAACATGATGAATATTTGAATGTCATGTCCGCTGCGGTCGGCAGAGAGATCAAAAGCTCAAAAGAACTGCGCACCATCGATGAGCTGCGCGCTGTCATGACTGCTTTCGAGAAATCAGGTTTCCAAGCGAAGAAGGCGATCAATGCCTTCGCAAAAAAACATCGCCTTATTGACAGCACTGTGAGCAAAGAACAAATCTCGCTGATCGAATCGCTCTGGCAAAAAGTCACCAAGGCGCCGGAGACCTGGCGCGAATCGCTCAACAGCTTCCTCGCCGCCCGCTTCAATGCGCTGAACGTCGAATCGCTTTCCGGCATGAAGGCCATCAACGTTATCGAAGCGCTGAAAGACATGTTGCTGAAAACTGCGCTCGTCGAAGTCAGCAAAACCATGGGGGCTTGCGATCAAGTCGTTCAGAATCGATTGCTCGAAAATTTCAAATCAGTCAAGATGTGCTTTGACCATGAAGAGCTTGCCGCCGTTTGCGCAGCTCTATTTTATGCGCAGCCGCAGCTCTTCGAGAGATGCAAAACTGCCGCAGCAAAATTTCAATCAAAGATGTATCATAAAGCAACCGGGGAAGAAATTCCCTTTTAGAGAGGTGCAACATGGCAACACAAATCAAAGCATTCGAACAGCTTGATGCTGTCTTGCTCAAGCTCGCCGGATTTGAAACCGTCATCGCCAAACAGGAAGCCGCGATGAACGGCAAGATTCAAAAAATTCGCGATGAATTCGATCAAGCCACTGCGGAGGCCCGTAAAGAAAAGATCGTCATCGAGCAGGACATCGAAGTATTTTGCCGCAGCAACAAAGTCGAATTCGAGAAAACCCGTTCGAAGGATTTTGTTCACGGCTCGATCGGATTCAGATTCAACACCCCAAAGGTTGGTGTGCTCAATAAAAAGTACACGATCAAAACCGCGATGGAATTGATCAAGCGCATCTTCGATGGCAAGTACGTTCGCACCAAGGAAGAGATCAATAAAGAGCTTATCCTCGCCGACTATGCCGAGAATAAAATCGACGATCAGAAGCTCTCCGCGGTCGGTCTGAAAGTCGATCAGGACGAAACGTTCTACATCGCCATCAAATGGGATCAGATCGAGCAGAAGGCTATCGTCTAAAATCATCTCCGAATGTCAACATGATTTGTCCAAAATGCAAAAGCAAGGGCTTCAAACCAACGGATGAATTTCCGAAGCAGCTCTATAATCTCGGGAAAAAAGAGCTTTTCGATTCGGTTGACATTCGGAGATTGATGTGCGTCATGTGTGGCTATCGTTTCAAAACGCAAGAGACATTTATGGAACCAATGGAGAGACAAAACCAGACGGAGCTTTTCGAAAATGGCCATAAATAAAAAACGGCTCCAAGATTTCCGTCGCGAAATCGCCGATCTGCAAAGCAAACTCAGCTTCGAAGAATTCTACCGCGTCATCCGCGCTAAAATACTTGACAGCCTGTCGCGCGACGATGCGCGTGGCTTCAAAGAACTCAGCGCCGCGCAACAACGCCAGTTCATCGAGCGTCTCTTCCGCCCAGGCCATGAAGAGTACGCCAAGAAGATCTTCCGGACCTTTGGCGACACGCTCGATGTCGTCAATGAACTCTACAAAGATCTCGGCGTTGACATCAGCCGAGATTTCTCAAAAATCCGCGCCATCGAAAAGGTAAATCTCGCAAACCTCGGAGACTACAAAGACAGCACCGTCAAAGACATTCAAACCGTCATCCGCAAAGGGTTGATCGAAGGCGAGAACATTAAAGAGATCACCCGGCGCCTGCAAACCCTCGATGAAAAAGTCGTCAGCTACGCCGAGACCATCGCCAAGACCCAGGTCAAAGGCTATGCGCGAATTGCAAAATCCGAAAAGGCGCGCATCGCAGAAGTTTTTCTATACGAATACACCGGCATCATCCGCGCCGTTACGCGCCCATTCTGTAATGCGCTCATCGGAACAACGCATCACATCGACAGAATCCACAAGATGCGAAACGGCAACAAAGAACCGGTGATCACCTATTGCGGCGGCTGGCGCTGCGTCCACGACTGGGAACCCGATCCATTCGCCAAAAAAGAATCAGACGGAGAATGGCAAGAAACCACCATCAGCGGACGGACCGTCAAAGTCTATTCATCAGCCAGCCTCAGCTCATTGGTTTCAGGATATAAGCAAACGATCAAGACACTGAGAGATCAGAAAGCGAAGAGTAATAAGTAATGGGCGAGTTCACCGGAATCACTTGGGCGGACCATACAAGCAATTATTGGTGGGGTTGTGATGAAGTCACTGATGCGTGTGATAATTGCTATGCTCGTGAATGGGCTGTAAGAATGAAAGGCTTGGGATGGGGAAAGGGTGTGCCGCGTCTTAAGATGCCGAATGCCGCAAGAGATTTGCGCAAGTGGGATCATAAAGCGAAGCGTGACGGTGTGATGAGAAAAGTATTTGCGCATTCGATGAGCGATATTTGGGATGTTGAAGTTCCTGATGAATGGCGCATTGAAGAATTTTCAGCATGGGCACAGACTACTAATCTTTGGTTTCTCGCATTGACTAAACGTCCGTCTATGCCAAAGCATTATAATTATCCTGCTGAAAAAGTTTGGCTCGGAACCTCTCTCGGCAGCGATAAAGATTTGATTATGGCAGAGCGAATCGTCGAATGCCCGGCGCGCTTGCATTGGGTGAGCTACGAACCGGCAATAGGTCATTTGTCGATTCATAAACTTCCAGAGTTAATCAAGTGGGTTGTCATCGGCGGAGAGAGTGGAAAGAATGCAAGGCCGTTCGATCTTCAATGGGCATTCGATACAGCACAGGCTTGCAAGGAAACCGGAAGGACTCTATTCGTAAAACAGCTTGGCGCAAAACCGATCTACAAGGGCTTTGGATGGGGAATATCAGACACGCACGGAAAGATCATGAGCGAATGGCCCCAAGAATTAAGAATACAAGAATTCCCCGATGTATCAAGACCGTGATCTAAGCTGCGCTAAATGGATTTACTTCAGCATCGAGGAAGTCTGGCCACAAACTCCTGAGCCAGACTTCAACGCATGGGCAGAGACAATTTACACCATGCGCCATGAAGACCTTCGCACCTACCAACAAATCTACCAGCTCTTCACCTGGGCAATGAGCGAATCCTACATCGATCCAACCTTCACGCCAACCTACCTGAGAGATAACTTCATCAACCTCACCAACATCATGATCAGTAAGTCGAACCGCATCATCCCCCCGCCAGAATACTATGAAAATCTAAAAAACGCCGGCATGAAAATAACCCCTAAGCCTAAAAAACCGTGAATCACTTAACCCATTTTACGTTGATGCACCTTCCAGAGAGACGCGTAAACCGTAAACTCATTATATTATAAAATTACGTTTGATGCACCTTTTGATGCACCTTCGGCATCTCGGCTCAATAAAAACAATGGTCATTCTTTTAAAACACCCGTTTTGTCTCAAACTAACTGAAATCAAAAATTCATCCCC